ATTACGTCATTGGTGCTGACCCTGCGTATGGAAGCTCTGACTGGGCTGACCGATTCTGCATCCAAGTGTTTCGTTGTTATGCGGATGGACTTGACCAAGTAGCCGAGTTCGCCACCAACGAAATGAACACCTACCAGTTTGCGTGGGTGATTGCTCACTTAGCTGGCGCGTACAAGAACTCAACACTTAACTTGGAAGTCAACGGCCCCGGTCAAGCCGTCATCAACGAGATACGCAACTTGAAACGTATTGCAGTCTCCACTGGCGGCGCATTAGGCCACGGCCTACTTGATGTTCTTGGAAGCATGACCAACTACATCTGGAGGCGCAACGACACACTAGGCGGCTTGTCCAACAGCATTGGCTACTTGACCACAAGCAACTCCAAAGAACGCATGTTGCAGTACATGAAAGACTCTTTTGAGCGCGAGATGATGACCATCAAGAGCATGGACACCCTAGAAGAGATGAAGACAATCGTACGCGAGGACGGTTTTATTGGCGCACCGGGCAGGGCAAAGGATGACCGTGTGATTGCTTGTGCGCTTGCAACCGTTGCATGGGCAGAGCAGGTGCAGCCGCGCTTGATGATGCAAAAGATTACGAGAGAGATTTCCCAAAAACAGGAAGAATTTACCCCTGAACAAATCTCTGTAGGCCGCAATGTGAGCGACTACCTCAAGAAAATTGGCATGTACGGGGCATAAATGAAGGCACTATCCAAGTCTGAATTGATAAAACAGATGAAACGCTTTAACGCTGACAAGGACAGAGGCATCTCTATCACCTTGTTTTGCGACTTAGCGGGTATGTCTGTCGAGCATTTCAGGGATGTGTTCATAAACGACAAGCATCCATTGACCGAAACAGTGCAGCGCAGGGTAAACAAGGCCTACATCCACTGGAAAATGGGGATGGTCAGGGTCATGAAACGCAACGACAACACCCGTTATGTGGACTACAGACGGGAAGCAAAGCCACCAATCATGCCAAATATGGGGTTAAAACTAACCTCAGAGGGCATAAAACTGCGTGTAGGCATGGTCAACCGACACGATTACAGCGAATCCGACCTAAACGAAGCACTGAGAGGGTAAATATGGCTATCTTGAGAGACTATTGCTGCGAAAACCACGGAATGTTTGAGGCTTGGGAGCCTGAATGTCCTATGAAGTTCTGCAAAGGCACAATTTCTATTGTTCACCTCAAACCGATTGCTATGAAGTCCGAAAAGACAAAATCAACGGATAAAAGAACAAAACAGCTCGGAATTGACTTCGGAATGACCGATATTAAGACCGCTGGCGAGAATGAACACCAAACTGGCTACCTCAAACGCAACAACACGCTGTCTGATAAGCAATACAAGGAAGCAACAGAGGCACAAGAAGCTATGCAAGCTAGTCAACAGCGCCCCGGCAGCAGTGTCATCTGGGGTGGAGGCGGCAACATCAGCATGAAGTCCGTCATGGGTGGACAATTCAAATCTGTTAATGGAGAATCCGTTGGCATCAACCCCAAGGCAGCAGGTGACTTGCGTGGCCCTGCGCCAGCAAGCTACATGGCTGACCCGGATAACCTACAAGTGAGTAAGTAATGCGAATCCCCACCAACGCCGTAGACCGAGAAATCTTCTATCTGGACATTATTCAAAAGTGTCTGGTATCGCGTGAAGAGCGCAAACCTGATTACGCCGGACTTCGGAGTTGGTATTTGTTTGGTAACGGCCCTGACGAGTCACCCGCTATCTTCAACAAAATCTATCCGCATATTGACCAACTGACTTCGTTTCTCTACTCAGCAGAAACGACACGGTTCAGCATCAATACAGGCGCAGCAGTTTCTGACATGGAGCAGGTCAAGGTTCCATCTTTGACCCGCGCCCTAAATGACGAGTGGCTAAATAGCAACGCTGACCAAGTGTTCTCTTCTGCCGTTACTTGGTCTTTGGTCTACAACTCAGCATTTATAAAAATCATTATGAAGAACGGCATCCACCCATACATGGTGGAGCCATCTTGTATTGGTGTGCTGCGTGAAGACACGCCTTACAGCGACAGGCAAGAAGCTCTTGTTCAGACCTACTACATCACAAAGTCTGAACTGTATGACCGTCTGTATTCGCATCCCAAGCGGGAGCAAATTGTCAAACGCATCACAACCACGCAGCATGAGCGCACAGAAATTGCCAACGGCGTTGAGCGCATCATCTTGTCGCAGTCTCAGCCAGAAATGTACGGCAATGTGAACTTGGACTTGTCAGGACAAAACAGATACAAAGCCACGGTTGCAGAAGAAACAGTCGAGATGACTGAGTTGTGGATATGGAATGACGAAACCAAAGATTACCAAGTTGTAACCAAGGCAGACCCTGACATCATCATTTACGACAGACCGGGCGAGTCAGTATTCCTAAAAGGTGAGTTGCCATTTGTGCAAATCTGCCCAAACCCAATGTACGACTACTACTGGGGTAGCTCAGAAGTTCAGCGCATGGTGTTCTTGCAACAACTACGCAACAAGCGTCTTGGCGAAATCCTAGACCTGCTTTCCAAACAAGTTTCCCCGCCTACAGCCCTCATTGGCTTTACTGGTATCTTGGATGAGAAGAACTTTGCTCTCAACCGAGCTGGTGGCTTGCTTGCAACTGATATGCCTAATGCGAAGGTAGAGAAGTTAGCGCCCACTATCCCACCAGACTTGTTTAGAGAAATTGACAAGATTGACGCAATGTTTGAAGAGGTGTCAGGCATTGGTAACGTGCTGCAAGGCAAGGGCGAGGCAGGTGTTCGTTCTTCTGGTCACGCTTCTCAGCTTGCGCGTTTAGGTTCAAGCCGAGCAAAGAAACGCGCTCTTGTCATTGAGGACTCGCTTGAAAAGTTGGCAACCTTGTACTTGAAGTGTATGCAGGTGTATGACCCGACTCACTTCACAGACATGGATGGTCGTAAGTTTATTGCTGACCAGTTCACCAAAGACTTCACCGTAAAAGTTGACGCACATAGCAACTCGCCTATCTTTATGGAAGACATGCGCCAGCTTGCGTTTAACTTGTTTGAGGCAAAAGTCATTGACAAAGAATCACTACTTGACTTGCTTGAGCCGCCAATGAAACAATTACTCAAAGACCGTCTGAAAAAGATGGAAGAGCAAGAGAAACAGGCAGCGCAAGAGAAACAAGCTCAAGCGCAAGCACAGGCGCAATCCGCACCTAAACCCAAGGAGCAGTAATGGCTACAGAAGCAATGACAGCACCGAAAGCAGACCAGCCACGCGCTACAACTGAATCTTTGAAAAGAAGTGAAGCTAGTCCTAGCTTGACATACAGAACAACAGGCGTTAAAAACTACGGTAATCGCTCAATGCGACAAACTGAACGCGCTAGTAAGCGCTAACTAAGGAGGACGATATGTATAAATCAAAACGTGGTCGCAAATCCTGCCGTTAAAGTTTCCCCGCAAGGGAAAGGGGTGTGGCTTCCTTCCCCAACCAAAAGGTCGCCGCCTCTAACCGGAGAAGACTATGCGTAAAGCTCGCAAAGGCCGTAAGTCTCGCAAGTAATTAAAAGGGGAAACCCTTTTAGTTGCTAGAGCAGCACATCATTGGCAGTTGGATGCAAAATAACTGCCACCTATTGACACGGTGTTTGTAAGTGGTTACAAACACGGCAAACAGGAGTTTCTATGAGTGTTCCGTCAGACAAGTTAATGGAAATGATGCGCGGCCCCCGCAGTGCTGGCGGCGGCAATCCATCTGGCATCAATATGCCCGGTTCTGGCCTTGGTGCTGAAGAGCCTATGGGGTTTTCGAGCGAAGAATCTCCCCCAATGGCTGCACCAATGTCTACACCAGAACCAAAAATGGGTAGCAAAGAAGCCGCAATGATTAACTTGGGGATGGCTCAAGACTTGCTGGAGCAATCTCTTCCTTCTATCGGCTCCAACACCCCTGAAGGTCAAGCCATTCTTGCTGCGATTAACCAAATCAACAAGACGCTTGGCCCACGCAAGAACAAGACAAACGAACTTCAACAGTCTGAAATTCTTCAGATGTTGCAGACCCTTCCTCAAGCTGGTGGCGCGACACCTGAAGGCAAGGCAATTTCCCAAGCGCCGATTCCCGGTATGCCTCCCGGCGCACCACAACCCCCCGCAATGTAAGGAGTCCAAAATGGATTTGTTTAAGCCTCGCGGCGCAGCCGCTCCCCGCCGCCCTACTGATAACAATCAGCAAAACGGCGTTGTCACTAACACACCTCGCTTCTCTCAGTTTGGCGGTTTGTCAGCACCTAATAAGGTTGGCAAAACTGGCATGGCTGTGCAAAAGCCCGGTGACGGTAAAAAAGTTATCTAAACAGGTAAGAGGGTAAACACATGTCACTTGAAAACGTATCTCTAGAAGCCCGTGATGAGCTTGCTGCTTTGGCGCAGTCTCTTGCGGATAACCCTGCAACACGCAAAGAGTTCTTGCGTATGACCAAAAAGGTCAAACCAGACCTCTTGATTCCTGAACTTGAGATTGAAGACCACACGAACAATGCTATCAGCAGGTCTGATGCGCGTGTTCAGGCTCTTGAAGCCAAGTTGCGTGAGCGTGATGCTATCGAAGAGCTTGGCAAGCGCCGTAGTTCTTTGATGAAAAAGGGATTGATTTCTTCTGAAGATGAAGTCAAGGATGTGGAAAAAATTATGCTGGAGCAAGGTATCACAAACCATGAAACAGCAGCTCAGTACCACGCATGGATGAAACAGGCCGCTGTGCCTACTTCTTCTGGATACAACCCTTCAGCCGTCAAGCAGTTTGACCTGAACAAGTATTGGAAGAATCCATCATCTGCTGCACGTAATGAGGCAATGAATGCACTCAACGAACTGCGTAATCCACGCCGTCCGATTGGGCTGTAAAGAGGGTATTGGCGAGAATGAGAATTCTCTTTTCTAATCGTTCGTAAGGAGGCCTTATGGCTATTGGCGGCGGCATCCTACCAGCTACAGGGTCATCTCAGTTTAATGAACTGACCTACGTAACTCGTAGAGCCTTTATTCCCAAGCTGGTTGTCCAGCTTTACAACTCGACACCTTTGATGGCGGCATTGATTGCAAACAGTCAACAAGCCAGCGGCGGTGTTTCTTCCGTAACCGTTCCCGTTCAAGGCGCACAGTTTGTGAATGCCCAATGGTCAGACTACAGCGGCTCGTTCGCTCAACCGTCTGTCCAACAAGGTGCTTACAACGCTGAATTCGACCTGAAACTGATGATTTCTCCCGTGCCGTTCCTCGGTATGGAAGGCGCAGTTCAGCAAGATGCAGCCATCATTCCATTGATTGAAGCTCGTATGAACGATGCTACAAACGTGATGATGGACGCTATGGCAACAGCCTTGTACAACAACACGACTAACACTCAGCAGTTTATCGGTTTGCCAGCCGCTATTTCCTCTTCAGGAACATACGGCAACATCAACCGCTCAACTTACACTTGGTGGCAGTCTAAAGAGTATGCCGCTGGCAACGTCAACCCAACCCGTCAAAACGTGTTGCAATACATTTCTGGTACTGTGAAAAACGGTGCTGAAATGCCTAGCTTCGGTATTTGCGGCTTTGGTACATGGACATTGTTGGCTCAAGACTTTGTTGGTCAAGAGCAATACGTCATTACTCCCGGCTCGGGTTTCGATGGTGACACAAACGGCCCACAAGCTGCATTCCGCGCTTTGATGGTTGCTGGTGTGCCAATCTATCCAGACCCATACTGCCCTGAAGGTACGATGTATTTTGTTAACACCAACTACCTCTCGCTTTACATCCATGAGCAAGGTTCGTTCGTGTTCACAGGCTTTGAATCTACTCTCCCCAACTGGCAAATTGGCTACGTTGGCGCAGTGTTGATGATTGCCGAGTTGATTAACGTCAAACCTAAAGCCATGACCAAAGTGACCGGTTTCAACTACCTCTCACTGTAAGGAGCAAAAAATGGCATTAGCATTAAACAAAATCATCCTTGCAAACGCAGCTACCAACACCGCAGGTGCTTACCTCCAAGGTCAGACCCTCACCGCTATTGGTATCGGCAATGCAACCGCAATGAACGCTGGTGTTTCCAGCGCTCAGTTTGTTCCTGCCGGCTTGTATATCTTGCCTCAGACAACAAACAACGTGACCATTGAAGTCAACGCCTACACTGGTACAGCTAACGCTTGGACTACCTACATTGCAGCAAACACTGGTGGAACCGTCTTCTCTGATGGTTGGAACATCCGTGCAAACGCAACAACAGGTAGCCAGACTTTGACTCTGTACACTGTGAACGGTGGCAACAATGCACCCGGCACATTCCTGAGTTAAGGAGCGGACATGAACGCAAACCATGTAGGCGCTAACTACCCCGACAAATTTGGTAACTTTGTGCTTGCTCAAGCAATCGTTGCACCATTGAATGCTGCAAGCAATTCAGCAGTCATCATGTCTGTTACGGGTACGTCATACATTGTTCGCCGTGCCACCTTCTCTAACGCTAATGCAAGTTGCGCTACTGCTAACGTCAGCATCATTTTGACTAGCGATGGCGCAACTGCAAACGCTGTTTTTGCAAAAACCCAACTCTCCAACATCACAAGTACGACTACTTACCAAGATATTGCTCCAGTTGCGAATGCCGCCTCAAACGTGTATTCCTCTGGTGCTTTGTATTTGAAAGTGGAAAATCCTTTAAATGCAACTGTTGAAGTGACGGTTTACGGTGACATTGTGACCTTATGACAGACCTAATCTATGTAACAAACCGTAGCGAACATGACTTAGCTTCAAGCTATGCTTATGAACGCTATGAGTTTCCAGTAAACAAGACTGTTGCCTTGTCGCCAGAAGCTGCAATGCACATCTTTGGTTACGGCGTAGATAACAAAGAACCGTATTTAGCCCGTCTGGGCTTTATACGGCTTCATTCTGAATTAGAACAAGCACTGGAGAGACTGTCGAAGTTTGAAATTTCGTCAGAAGCTCCAGTTGAAAAGAACCGCTCGTTACCCTCGGCGGTCGGCGTAGTACCCCTGCGTGTTGAGAAACATGCCGGGGGAAAGTCGTCACTCAGGGCGGCTTAACATGGACGTTACATGGCAACCCTTTCATCCTACATTACGGATGTACAGAGACTCTTGCATGATGCAAACTCGGTATTCTGGTCAACACCGGAGCTAACGGACTACATCAATCAAGGCCGTGAGCGCGTTGTTAGGGACACTGGTTGCCTACGTACAATCCAATCTACTTACACCCCCCTTTCTGCTAGTGGCGGTGTAGCCGTACCTTGGAATGCTGGAGATACTGTTACTGCTGGTCAGTACGTTTTCTCTGGCGTTTTTGTTTATCAAGTCATCACTGGTGGTGTCTTGCCAAGCACTGTGCCTCCCTACCCTTACGGTAATCAGGCATACCCACCAAGTGCGCCTTTCTTTGTGGGTTCAATCCAGTTGCAATATGACTCCCCGTGTGAAGTCATCAACTTTTCTGCATTGCCAGAAGGTTTGCAAACACTGGATGTATTGAACCTAAACCTCTATTGGGGAAATAGTCGCATTCCGCTGCGCTATCTTCCTTGGACAAACTTTAACGCTCAGTTGCGTTATTGGCAAAACTACGTGGGTAGACCCGTATGTTTTTCTATCTATGGTCAGTCTCAAATCTACATCGGGCCTATTCCAGATGAGTCATATGCGATTGATCTAGATACCGTCATGTTGCCAACGCCGCTAACTCTTGCTGCGCCTAACGCAATCGACCCTATCAAAGACCCTTACACAGCGCCTGTTGCTTACTATGCGGCCTACAAAGCCAAGTTCAAAGAGCAGAGCTATGGTGAGGCAGAAATCTTTAAGCAGCAATACGACAAGCAAGTAAATTCCGTATTGAACTCGGTCTTTACTCGCCGTATTCCAGACGCTTATTCCAACCCGTACTAATCATGGCAGCAGCAGAACAAAAAAAGTCTT